ATGAAAAAACTGGTCTGTTTACTGCTCGCGATGGGCATCAGCAGCAGCGCACTGGCTGCGTCGCAAATCATTACCGTCAGCCGCTTTGAAATCGGTAAAGAGAAGTGGGCGTTTAACCGCGAAGAAGTGATGTTAACCTGCGCCGCCGACCACGCGCTGTTCGCGATCAATCCCAGCACGCTGCTGCAATATCCGTTAAATGAAAAAGCTAGCGAGATGATGAAAGCCGGACAGGTAAAAGCGCAGCCAATCGATGTCATTCAGATTGATGACCCGAAAAATCCGGGGCAAAAGATGAGTTTGGCGCCGTTTATTGAACGCGCAGATAAACTCTGCAACTAATTGATTTAATTTATTTAATTAGCGCATTCCGCCGCGAGTGCGCTGAACCGCCTTTCAGCACACTGCTAGTCGACAGCTTTCATTGGCGAAAGGCCGGATTCGGATTTCTGCCATCCCGATCACAGAGTTAACTTCTTTCTTGCAAGCGGTTTACAACCGGCTGGAATTCCCCCTTAGTTTGTCTACTCTTTAAAGGGCAAGGCGACACCGCCTGCATTAATGCCAACTTTTAGCGCACGGCTCTCACAAGAGCCATTTCCCTGGACCGAATATAGGAATCGTATTCGGTCTTTTTTTGTTGGGGGTTTTAAAACAACGACTTAGAGTAAAATCAATCACTTAAACCCCATCCTGTGTTACTGTATTCTACCCAATCAGATCCTCTGTCGCCATTTTGTCGCCACTTTTTCGGGCCATTATAGCCAGCGGATTGCGATTAATTGCCTCTTCAAGATGATCCGGCGCGAAGTGCGCATAACGCATAGTTACGCGGATATCTGAATGCCCCAATATGCGTTGCAGCACGATGATATTGCCCCCGGCCATCATAAAGTGGCTGGCGAAAGTGTGGCGCAAAACGTGGCTCATTTGCCCTTCAGGTAATTCAATTTCGGCAATCTTAATCACCCGGTAAAATTGTCGATAACACTCTGCGAAAAACTTGCCCTCAATATCTTTAAGCTGGTTATAAAGCTCGTCACCAATTGGCACCGTTCGGTTCTTTTTTCCTTTGGTTTTAATAAAGGTGATCTTATTGGGGGATATCTGGCTGGCTTTCAGTCCGGCGGCTTCACTCCAGCGCGCGCCGGTAGACAGGCAGATTTTAACGATAAGGGTTAATTGCGGATTGCCGTGAATTTCACAGGCTGCAAACAGTTTCTCGATTTGGTTTTCGGTTAGCCAGGCCATCTCTTTTTCTGGCTGATCGAATTCGCGGATGTTCTTTAGCGGGTTAGGGTAGTTAATCTCACCTAAGCGTTCCAGTTCGTTAAATACCGCGCGCAGAAAAGCATGTTCACAGTTAACGGTGCCGGTGGAAACCTTCAGTGATTTCTGGCTGGTCTTATAGCCATTCTCTATCAGCCCGCTAAGACGGCGGTCACGATAATGCGCCCAGTCTTTCGGCGTGATGGTTGACGCAACAGGATCGCCCATTCCGTTACAGATAATGTTGAGCTTACCGAGGCGACCTTTTTTATCGCTGAGTGAGCAGCCATGAAGCTTGTACCAGAGGTCAATCAGTTCACTGAGCTTGCGATGGTCTTCTTTCTCCGCCAACCACGGTTTTGCTTTGGCTTCTTCAAGGTGAAACTGCTCATACGAGATCGCCTCAGCGCGGGTTTTAAACTGCTTTCTGACGCGCTTGCCGGTGCGCCCGTTTGGGTAACACTCGCAAAGCCATTTCCCGTCGGACTGTTTTCTGATAGCCATATGATCACCTGTAAAAAATGCAGGTGAAAATACTGTATATTTAAACAGGTATCAATGTTTGTTTGCAGGCTAACAAACATAAAAAAACCTGCCGCAGCAGGTTAGTATCAGAGCCAGAGTGTGCCTTGATTGTTACGCGAGGGATGAGGTGGTGCTTTATTGATAACGCCTGGCTGCATAATGATGCCGGTAATGCTTTCCAGCGATTTAAAGGTACAGCCGCAGTTGATGTTCTGGCACTGGTGGTAGCGCTCTTTGGTTTCCTGCGAAATGTAGCGGCTGGATCTCGCATGAGAAGCAGTCTGGCATAACGGGCAATGCATCATGAGTTGACCAACCTTGTTTGATATTTAGAAAATATACATTTGCGAGTTATATTTTGAATAAGCAATCATGATATTGCAAATGTTAGTTTAGCTATTGGTAGATTCATAACCGACCTCAGTCAGCAATACCTCAAGATTAAGGGTAGTGGTGTAACCGTTCCCGCTAAGATTGTGCGTCACTTTACTGATAATCCACGGCTGCGCATCGATAACCGCTTTAAAGCCGCTGACCGCGACCGGCGTTTCAGGAAACAGATCCGCGCGTCCCATTGCCAGCGTGATTGAGAACTCAGCAACCCCCCGTTGCAGCTTCTCCCATTTCGCTTGCGCCGCCCGCATCGCGGCGGCTTTGCTGCTGAATACCGTGGTCAGTGCAAACACATTGTCTTCACTGCCTGCCAGATATTCACCGTCGCGCGCTTCTGGCTCTTTAGTGGCTTTGGCCTTTATGGTTTTGGCTTTCGGATGTTGCAGGGCGCGCAGGTGCGGCTCTGTTTTCTTGCGTTGCAGCTTAACCTTTTTCGGCTTTGGCTCTTTGGTATGCAGCCAGCTGGCGGTCACGCCGGTATAGGCTCCCCGGTCAGCAATACTAAAGCTGTGCCGGTCGCCATCCTGCCGGGTGATGGTCATCTGCGGGATCGGTTTACCGCTGGCCGTCAGGCCGCCGCCGGGTTTGATAAACAGCAGGCGGCCAGACTTGATGGCCGCCACGGCACCATTGAGCATTGCCAGCCGGGTTAAAAACTTCGCGTCGGTTTCCTGTGTCTGGTCGATATGGCTGATTTTGATATCCGCCAGACCGGCGGCGGGCAGGGCGACCAGCTTATTGCGTTCAGCAACCTGTTTCAGAATCTCGCCGAGGGTGGTGTCGTGATAGGACACTTCACGGCGGGAATTCAGCGTACCGCGAAAATCGGCGCTACGGGCGCGGATGGTCAGCGTATCCGGCGCGCCGTGGTGCTCGACTTCATCCACGGTGAAACTGCCTTTGCCGATTAGCGAAGCGCCTTTCCAGCCTAAATGCAGCGTGACCACCGCGCCGCGTTCCGGCAGTGCCAGCAGGCCGTCGGCGTCGTCCAGCTCGATATCCAGCTGGTCGGCTTCAAAGCCGCGGTTATCGCTCAGCGCCAGCGACATCAGGCGCGGCCTGATATTGGTGGTGATATCTTTTGCATTCACGGTCAGCATAAAGTCAGGTGACATCTGCGCACCGGCACCGATCGGCAGACTGTTTATCATCCAAACAGCCCCCCGATTGATGATGTCACGCTGCTGGCGGCATTGTTAATCGCGGCGGTAAGCTGCCCCGGTAGATTGTCTGCGCCGCTGATTAAGCTGTCGGCCTGCTTTTTCAGATCGCCAAACATCGCCGTCAGCGACTCGTCAACCCGCTTCAGACTGACGTTAAAGCTGATTTTGCGTGCGGCTCCGTCGGAGAAAAACTCGGCGTGCGTCTCGCTGAAGTTCTCCACCACATACATACCGTAGATGGTGCCATTGCCGCCAATCAGCGGCCATGCGCGCCCCTCATCCGCCATCACTTTCAGCATCAGCAGCGAGACGGTGCCGCCGGTAATCTCCGGGCGCAGCTCGCCGGACAGGGTGATTTTCTCATCACCGACGCCGGTAAACTGCGCCGAGGCACGTTGCCCGACGCGGCTGTTTGTCGGCCAGCGGTAATCAACGGTGTGCTGTAGTTCCTGATAGGGCAGCGTCTGGCGCATAAACACCATCATGCCGTAAATCATCATCATCGTTTAATCCTCCCAGCCCATTTTGCTGCGCTGCTGTGCGGCGTTGTTTCGCTGTTCACGCGCGCGGTTCTGTTCCATCAGCATCAGCGCATCGTCTTTGGTTATGCCCGGATGCATATTGATGGTGTACTCGCTGTTGTAAGTGTTCTGGCTGGATGCTTTGCCGCTGCCGCCAGCAGTGACCGGCGCATAACCGCCAGCGCCACCCAGCGCAGGGCTATATGAAAGGTTGGTTTCATAGCCCGCGCCGCCAAGCGCTGCGTTAGCTTTAGGCGTCTTTTCTTCCAGTCCCTCTGCTTCTGTATTAATGACGCCTAATTTCTCCAATACCCAGTCAATACCCTTACGCAGTCCGTTAAGAATCTGGAGAGGTGCAGAAAGCGCCAGCGCCAGCCCTTCACCAAAAATGCGTCCCGCAGACGTCATATCGTTCATGGCCTCGGTAGAAACAGATATCGGTTTGGAAAAATCCTTGAACCATTTGATTGCAGTTTTGATACCGCTAAAAATGATGTCGAACATCGGCTGTAACGGTGCAAGGGCAATCATGATTCCTTCGCCAACACCTTTAAAAAAGGCGCTGATCGGTTCCCAAAACTTTCTAATCAGTAAAGCCCCGCCAACGACGATGGCGACCACTCCGGCGACAATGCCAATAATTCCGGCAAGTGGAACGCTGGCAATACCCAGGGCTGTCGCTATCGTGCCACTCATAATACTGAAGGCCGTACCCAATAAGCCTGCACCGGCAATCAGGACGTTAAAACCAGCCATCACCGGCCACGCTACTAAACCCAGCAGCCCAAGCCCTGCAACCAGCGTGGTGAGCACTCCTGTTACCATAACGATTTTCTGCGTCAGCTCAGGATTCTGCTTCACCCATTTACCCACAGTCAGCAACCAGCCATTCGCAGTATCGGTCAGCTTTCGCAGTGCACTGTTCTGCTGGTCGAAGACTTCAATCCGCACATCTTCCCATGCTGACGACAGGTTTTTGAGATCGCCATCAAGGTTATCGGTCTGGATTTTGGCAACGCTCTGAGCGGAACCCCCTGAATTCATTAGCAGTTCACGTTTGGCCTGTAGTTTCCCGTCGCCTGCTGCGTCAATCAGCTTGATAACGCCTTTCGCCGCCTCTTCACCAAAAATAGTTTTGATGTATTCAGCCTGTTGCGCGGTTCCTAAACGGTTCTGCTTAAAAGACCGATCAATGTCCTGAAGGATGCCAATAACGGGTAGCATGTTGCCTTTGTTATCCCGCGTTTTTATCCCTAGCTCCTTTAGCGCCTCCGGGGCTTGCCCCATTGGTGCCTGTAATCTACTGAAAATGGCGCTGCCACCTGTACCGGCCATCGAACCTTTGATGCCGTTGTCCGCCATGATGCCAAGCATGGCGGTAGTGTCTTCGATACTTGCTCCCGCAGCCTGTGCCATCGGGGCGACATATTTCATTGCCTCCCCCAGCTCCAGCAGGTTGGTATTGGATTTGGTAAAGCCTTTTGTCATCACATCCGATACGCGCTGAATCTCTGCGATCGGGATTTTAAACGCTGTCTGCATGTTGGTTACGATGTCGGCTGCATCGGCAATATCAACCTTTGATGCCAGCGAAAGGTTAACCGTTGATTCGGTGGACTTCAGGACGGCGTCCGCGTCATAACCGGATCTCGCCAGTGTACTCTGCGTGCGAGCCACATCCGTCGGTGAAAAGGCGGTGGTGCCGCCAATGTCGCGCGCCTGCTGGCGGATAGCGGCAAGTTTTGGATCGGTTTTACCAATATCAAGTAGTGCCTGCGTTTCAGACATCTGTGTATCAAATTGCATACCGGGTGCGATTAACCGGCTTTCGGCATACAGCGCGGCGCTACCGGTGGCGAATGCAGCCGCTCCGCCATTTCGGACAGCACCAGCCGCAGCCTGGCCTTTACGGAAACGATCAGTAGTGCGGTTCAGTTTCTCCTGTTGCTGGCCGAGCCGCTGAAGTTCCATTTTCTGACGGTTGAGTGATGCCGTCGCCTCGGCTGAACTGGTGCGCAGGCGCTGCTGCTCACTGCTGAGGTTCCTGGTCGAGATACCCGCTGATTTAAGGGCTTCGCGCTGCTGCTGCACCGACAGACGCAGGCTGTTGGATTTAGTTTGCAGCTCAGCGGCGGCACGCTTTGCCGCCTCCAGCGCTTTGGCCTGCGCGTTAGTGGGGCGTTCGGTATTGCGAAACTGGATCGCCAGCGCGGCGGCTTCATCTTTGGCCTTCTGCAACGCTTCTTTAGTGACGGCCAGCTGCGCGCTGGTTTTACGGAAGCCGTCAATTTTGGCCGCCTGCCGGTCAAGCGCCTTGATACTATCCTGCGTGTCGCGAATGCCGCCGCTCAGCGATTTAGTGGCGTTCTGAATCGATTTAAACGGGCGGGTCGCCTGATCCACGGCTTTCAGCAGCACCTGGAGTTTCAGGTTATTACTCATTGCTATTTGCTCCGCTGCGGATTAATGCTTTATGCCTCCAGTCGAGCAGCTCGCCCAGCGGCATGTCGTACATTTCAGAGGGCGGCCAGTGAAAGAGAGTGGCGATATCGGCCATCAGGTCATTGACCATCAGCCCGGCAGGCCAGCTTACTCGACCGACTTCGGCGACAAAAAACCGATAACCACACCGGCCATCGCAACGAGATCGACCGGCTCCAGCGCCATACATTCCGCTTTGGTCAGATTTGGCTGAGTGATACGCGGCAGCACAACCATCAGCGAATCAACGTCAGAGCCACACAGGTCAGCCAGGCGAGTGCCGCGCAGCGCGCCAGAATTCGGCTTAATCACTTCAATGGTTTTGATTTCCATCTCGCCGCGCATAATCGGGGTTTCCAGCGTGACGACGTTTTCTTTCTGTTCCATGTTTTCAGTCTCTTTTTAGCAAAGGGGAAACGGCCAGCGCCGCAGCGCTGGCACGACGGTTAGTTCAGACCAATATTTTTACGGTGTTCGGCCAGCCGGTCAGTGCCGTTAACCTTTTCAATCATGTTGATGGTGTCGATTTCAATCAGGTCTTTGCCGTTCCACGTGAGTTTGAAATAGGTGTTTTTACTGGTGATTTTGGTCTCAGTATCTTCCCCCTGTTTTGACTCGCCGAAATCGAACTGCTGATGCTTACCGCGCACCTCCACCTCTACAGCGATAATCTCTTCGGTATCTTCCCGCTGGTAGGAACCGGCAAAACGTAAGGGAACATTGCTTTTACCCCACTGGCTGAGGATCAGCTCATCCATGCCGCCGATTGTCCATTCCATATCGAGCGCGTCATCTTCCAGTCCGTTATCGATAAAGGCCGCACCGTTCATGCCAGCACCGCGATACGGGTCGAGCTTGCGTGACAATTTCGGCAGGGTGACGGCAGACACTACGCCCTGATAGCTATTGGCATCATTAAACAGGTTCATCAGTTTGAGTTTTTTTGGCAGTGCCATTTTCTGCGATTTCCTTAGCTGTTAACGGCTGAAGCGAACTGCACCAGATAGGTATCAGTGATGCGCTGGCGCAGGGTGAGGTCTTCCAGTGGCGGCACCGGCGTATAGTCGTAATCAAGGAACAGCTTGCCCGCCTTCAGGGTGTCTTTATCGTTGGCGCTGTCGTCATACCAGCAGTCAGCACCAATCAGATAGCCCGCATTCACCAGCTCGCGAAATTTCGCCCTGATACCGGCGATGATGTCGTTGACCAGCGTCGGCGTCATCGGCTTATCAACCGCCCACAGATGCGCCTCGGCGATGGTGTCGGCAATCACCTGCGCGGTGCGGGTGTAGTTCTCGAAGGCAAACAGCGGATCGTCACTACAGGTGCGGTTACCCCAGAAGCGGAAACCGTCTTTGCGAATAAGCGTGGTGACGCCTGCCTGATTCAGCAGGTCGGCATCGGTGCCGGTCTGTTGCAGATCCCAGAACACTGACGCAGTGATACCGGTTACGCCGTTGACGCCGACATTCGACAGGGTTTTATGCCAGCCGGTGTCGTAGTCGATTCTGGCGCGCAGGCCGAGTGCACGCGCGGTGGCGTAAGCGTTTTCGGCAGCGTTGGCGGTGGTGTTCCATGCGACAAAGTCAGGCCAGATCACCATCAGCTCGCGCTGGCTGAAGTTTTCGCGGTATGCGGTGGCTTCGCTGACGGTCTTGCAGCCATGCGCCGAGATATAGCCAAAGGCGCGCAGCTGCTGGCAGACAGATGCCAGCGCGGTGGACACTTCCAGCGAATCCAGCCCCGGCACGCCGAGGATGCGCGGCTTCACGCCGAGTTCAGTCTGCGCACTGAGCAGCGCTTTCATGCCGGTATAGCGCCCGTTTTCGTCGGTTTTACCGATGAGATTCGAGATGGTTTCGGCGTCAGCTTTGCCTTCCGCAACGCGCACAACAACGGTTACCGGCTTTGACTGGTCAGCGATGGCCTGCAATGAGACTGCCAGCGTGCCTTTTTTACCAGCCTTGCCGATAGCCGCCTGCACATTGGTCAGCAGTACCGGCGTATCGAGCGGAAAGGCCTGCGCATCGGCATCGTCAGCGGTGCAGACCATACCGACGATAGCGGTTGAAATGGTGGAAATGGTGCGCGTGCCGTCGTTAATCTCGACGACGCGGACACCATGATGATAATCAGACATCTGATGCACTCCATATTAAGGGTGCGCTCAGATTGTCAGCTCAGGCGGGCACATGCATGCAGTCAGGGTTTGCTGGTCGCTGGCAGGACAAAACAAAGCCCGCGATTGCGGGCTGAATAGTTAAAGGGATGAGGTCAGGCGGCGCGATACCATGCCATCAGCCTGATATAGCTGTTAACCGTGCTGATGGCTTTACCTTCGCCGAGGTTAGCGGTTTTGCCACTCACGCCGTGCTTGTGCTTAATCGCCGGGATAGGGTGATCATGCTGGCCGAGCACCAGCTGATGGTCATGCTCGCCGTCTTCCGAGGTGTAATCAAGATCATGATCGCCCTGGTTATCTGTGCCGCTCGACCTGCTACCCCACTTAGCCCCTGCCGCGCCCCAGCCGCCTTTATGATTGTGCTTGCCGCTCTTACCGGTGGTTTTTGTACCCAGATCCGTCGGGCTGGTTTTCAGCTGACCGGTGTCATGCTGGTCAGTTTCGCCGGTGATATCAATCTGCACTTTCGGCAGGCTAGCGCGGTCAAGCGTTATGCTGTCGCTGCCGCCGGTGGTCATCGCATCAGAGCCATCCTGCTTACCGAGGCGCAGGGTTTTGTCTTCACCGAGATATTTCCACGTTGACCACGGCCAGCGCTTATTCGGGTCAATGTTTTGCGTAAATAGCCTGACATCACCGACAGGGTTATCCGTTTCCCAGTCAGCGCGGCGGGCGGCTTCAACCGCTTCAGCAATCGCTGTTTTGATGGTGTTATCAAGCTCGCTGGCAATACCGTCGGTGTAGTCCTGCGCTTCGCTTTTCGCCTTATTCACCGACTCAACGGTCGCCAGCACCACCGCCGGATTATCAATCAGGGTGACATCTGACGTGCTGCTGACGGCCAGCCAGATGCGGATCGCCTGATGCCGTCCCGCCCCCTGCGCCAGCAGCGGCTTGTATGACTCCGGCATATTGGCAACCGCCAGGCACACACCCGCATCATCAAACAGCGCCAGCTCACGCATCCAGAAACCACCAACCTGCGGCGGCATAATCAGTTCAGCCTCGATAACGTTCGCTGTAGTATCCGCTTCGGTCAGGCGATTGAGCGGCGCGCGGTACAGCTCATTAATCAGGCCGGTCTGCTGTGGGTCTGGCACCGGCAGCACTCCGCCGCCATCGCCAACTGCCATGTGTGAAAACCCGACCGGCACGCCGGACAAGGCAGCAGCCGCCAGCCGGGCGGCACCTGCACTGGTCAGCACTGCGCTGAATTTTTTACCTGCCACTTTTACACCTCATTTCTTCTGCGGCAATGATGCCTGTCAACCAACCGGCATCATTACCGGCCACGGTCAGTTACTCATCAGCTGAAACGGCTGCGGCTGCTGTCGTGATCGTCGGCCAGAATCTCAGCCGCTGATACGCCGGACAGGGTAAGGTCATCCAGACGCGTGCGATAAAACGCACCTTTCCAGCTCATCGGGAAAGAGGGTGATGTACCGATAAAGCGGTTATCTGGCGCAACCGGTGCGGTAGCCACCGCCGCCCAGCCGGATGAGTAAACCAGCACGGCGTCCAGATACATAAATACCCGCTGCTGTGTGCCGTCCTCGCTGATTTCCAGCTCAAAGCCCACCTGATGCACTTCGCCGTCATACAGCGACGCCAGCGGGGTAGAGACCACGTAGTTTTTCGCCCGGATGCGTACCTCAACCTGCGTCATCGCTCCGGCTGAGGCGGTAGGGATAACCGACAGCATCTGATACGAGGTGGTATTCACCGCGCCGCCCGCAATGCTCATCAGCTGGTTGTTAAACGAGTTGCCGCCTGGTGAGGTGATTTTCACCCAAAGCGTAAACAGCCAGTGCCGATCATCTGGCTGCGGTGCGGCGTTCTCCGGCAGCATAAATCGCGATGCACCAACGCCCGGCCAGACCAGACCACCGCCCTGATACGCATGCGACTGCACAAGGGAAGCGACGGAATCCTCAAACGTCAGGCTTTTAATCTGTCCACCGGCAGCGACGTCAGCAGCGCCGCCCGCCCACGCGCTGGAGACGTCAAACAGCGCGCGGGTGCCTTTGTTCACTGAGGCATCACGGTACAGCTTGACGCCGGTATTGACGGTTACGCCCGTTAACTGCTCAATTTTACCCGCCATTACAACCATCCTTTTCTTTTGATAAATTCGTAGACAAACTGCGCGTTAACATCCGCGCCAACATAAAGTGCATTTTCGGGTGACAGTGATTTGCCGTTGCCGCTCAGCCCCTGGCTTGGATGCAGCCAGTCATAACGCAGCGAGCGCGGCGTCACGCCACTGGTGACATCCTCCACATCCCCGGCAAAATCAGGGTTATGGTGATTGATAAAGTTCTGCAGCAAATCAACGCCATCAATTTCGCAGTAGTATTCCGGAAAGCGCGCTTTCAGTGCGGCATTCAGATTCGCAACCTGCATGCTGGCGCTGGTGCCGGTGTTCTCACCGGAACCGGGAAAATCAGGCAGGATCACCACGCGCTTACCGATATTTTTCAGGTACTCAACCATGCCGATAGCGTTGCTGATTATGGTGTCCAGCTGGCTGATATTGTTGCGCCCCAGCCAGAAAATATTGATGCACTCATCATGCAAATCGTAGCGGGTGCCTTTCGGCGCACCGCCGGTCACCGGCTGCGTGGTGATGGGATGAACCTTTACCGGCTGCTGCTCAGTCAGCGCCACCGCGTCGCCTTCTGCCGAACGGGTAAAGGTGGCGGCAGTGCCATCCCAGCCAAACAGCCCTTCGACGCCGCCAAAGGTGCAGGCAATCGCCCCCATTGCACCATTAGCGAAGGTGCGCAGCGCCCCCGAGACGGCAGGCAGTAAATTAACGCTGCCGCTGGCCGGGATAGTGTCGCCTTCCGGCAGGTAATAATGACGGCTGCCGCCCTGCTTGCTGGCAATCGAGGTGGATGTAGTGGAGGACTTGCCAAAGTTATAGCCATACAGCCCGGTAAGCTCTGCCAGTTTGTTGAGAAACTGCGAGTTTTCCATATAGCTATGCCCCCAGCCGACCAGCTTCGGGCGCGCAATATAGGCGTGCTCTTTCAGGTCAGGTAGCGCGGCGTAAAACAATCCGCCTGGCGCACTGTCGGTGCGGTCTGACTGCCAGACCACCCGGTCTAACAGTTCGGCGCGTGGACTGGTTTCATTGCTGTTGCCGTCAGTCACCTGCATTTCCTTACTGGCTGCCATATTAAACACGCGCACCTGCGATTTACCTGCCGTATCGGTGACGGTGAAGGGTGCCAGCGGGTTGGTTTTCTGCGGTTCGACTACCGACGATTTGCGGTAAGCCTCATCCCACAGTTTTGACTGCGTGAGGTAGCTGTCCACATCAAAAAGAATGTTGCCGTCGGCATCAACCAGCACCCATTTTTTCGGGTTAAATTCATATTCCCCGGCGGAAGATGAAAAGCGCGCCATTTCACTCAGGGTCAGCAGGTTGTCGCGCTCTGCACCCGGCAGCGTTCCGGCGGCGTCCAGCTCCTGCCCGTTAATCACCAGACGGGAGGCTTTGATAAGCGGGAACTCAGAATCAAGGTAGCTGACGTATTTGCCGCCACGGGTGAACCACAGCACATTGCCCTGGTCATCCATCGTCAGGGTGTCGAACTTAGCGCCGAAGGCAAATTCCCCCTCATTCGACAGCGACAGGTATTTTGACGCCGCACTCAACGCGACCAGGTTATCGCGGTCGTCGCCCGGCAGCGTACCGCGCGGGTCAACCTTCTGGCCGTCAACCGTCAGGCTCTGCGCCGACAGCTGCGGGAACTCCGAGTCAATCAGGCTGACGTACTGGTTGCCGCGCGTGAACCATAAAACATTGCCTTCACGGTCAAGCGTCACGGTGTCGTATTTTTCACCAAAGGCAAATTCACCGCCCTCTGATGAGCTGGAATAACGCGTGGTGGCATTTAGCGGCACCAGATTTTTAACCGCGAACATGCCGGGAAAATCCGCCACCTCTTTCGCCGAACCGCCGTCATTCAGGTAATACTTAAACGAGGAATCGCTTTCCAGCCCCTGCGCCACGCGAAATACTTCGCCGTCAGTGGTGCCCGCCAGCCCGGTTTTTGTCCCGTCCGGGTCAGTCGCGCTGCGGTAAAAGGTATGCTCGCGGGAATCCTTTACCGATTCCAGCATCGCTTTCAGCCACAGCGTGCGGTTAGCCAGCTGCGTCGCCTGCACGTTGGCGGTGCCGGCGCGGCCGCCTTCAACCTTATCCGTCCGGGCTAGCTGATAAACGTCCTCTTCCCATTGGGTTAATTCACTGATTTTGGTCATGCTGTTTCCCGGAATAGTGAGTATTGCTGTCGTAGTGTGTTGCGCCGTTATAGTGGGTACTGCCGTCCGGCTGATAGTCCGGCGGATATACCGTGATAATGCTGCCGTCACATAGTGCGGCGGCGTGATAAAGCTCACCGGCGGTGCGGGCAGAGAGTGTAAGCTGCGCAATATGGCGGCTGGCCGGGCGCGCATCGCCAATCAGGCGCTCCAGCTCGCTGACCATGTCCTCAGTAATGCCGACTTCCATCAGGTCGATGGTCAGGCGGAATGTCCCTGCCGGATCGGCAACCTGCCACCACTCATCGATAGTCATGGTGTAACCGAGGTTTTCAATTACGCGCCGGATGGCCGCGACGGTGCCTTTGCGGCGGTGGATATAAAACGCATCCTTTACCGCTTTGCGTTTTTCCGCCGCCGACCATTTCTCATCCCAGCGGTCGACTGAAAACGCCCAGGCGAGATATGGCAGGAACTTCACCGGGCATCTGTCCGGGTTCCACAGGTCACGCAGCGGCACATCCAAATCACTGACACCGGCGCAGGCGTCAGCAGCGCGGCGCTCCAGCGGCGTTGACCCCGGCGGCAGCAGGCTACTCATCAGACCCGCCGATGCGAATCTGATAACGGGTGCAGTTGGCCGCCTGGGTTTTATCCAGCACCACATCGGCCAGCGGCGCGGCCAGCTCGACGCGCTGCACGCCCTCGGCATGTAACGCCGCATGAATTGCCGACCGGCGGATATCACGCCCGAGTCGGCGCTGCTCATTGATATAGCTTTGCAGGCGCAGCTCAGCGGCAGCGCGGATCGGTTCCACCGCCGGACCAGGGTAAACGTAGAGCGCGGCGTCAATCTGGTAGTTAACGATGCGCGCGGTCTGCACCGTCACGCGGTCGGCCACCGGGCGCACGTCCTCATCGTTCAGCGCGGCGCTGACGGCGGCCAGCAGCTCAGCGGAGGCGGTGCCGTCGCCGGTGCGTGACAGCACGCTGACGGTGATTTCTGCCGGTGCCGGGCTGATAACGGATGCGTCGGCCACATTGCCGTCGGCGCTGAGTGCGTGGTATTCATAGGCACCTGTCGGACCCGCGACGCTCATACCTTCAAACGCGGCAGGGATGCGCTGACGCAGGTCGGCATTGCTTTCCATCACCGCCGCGACCGGCGGCACCGCCTCATTATCCGCCGGGGTAATCACCAGCCGGGCAACGCCATTATTTGCGGCCAGCTGATCCAGATCGCCATTCATCGCATAGGCCACCATCACCGCCTGCGCCGCCTCATTAACCCGCTGGCGCAGGATAAACTCGCGATAGGCGTTTTCCTGTAGCAGCTTAACGATGGGTTCCGACTCCAGCGCCAGCGTACGGGCGACCGCCGCCTGCTGGTCTGCCGGATAGAGTGAAATCAGCGTGGCTTTGCGTTCTTCCAGCAGGGTTTCATAGTCCAGTTCTTCCACCACGCTTGGCGCGGGTAACTGGCTCAGGTCGATAGTTGCCATAGTGTCAGCTCACCGGAATAGTCAGAGAGAAGCCCGCCCCGGAGTCAGCGCGGTTGCCGGTGATTTCGACAACCATGCTGCCGTCTGCGGCAGAGTCATAAGTGATAGCGGTCAGCTGTACGCGCGGCTCCCATTGCAGGATCGCCATATAGCAGGCCGACATAATTTGCAGGCGCAGTGCCGCGTTCTGCGGCTGGTCAGTCAGCGCGGAAAGCAGCGAGCCATAAGTGCGGCGCATTACGCGCGTACCGACCGGCGTTATCAGAATGTCGCTGATGGACTGGCGGATATGGTCGATATCAGTAATCTGCAAACCGGTATCACGGTTCATGCCGAGGTATTTTTCATTGCTCATTGCGTGCCTGCCGTCATATCGCCGCCACGCTGAACACCGCCGTGACCATGGTCATCAGCCTGCACGCCGTTAGAGGTAAAGACGCCGCCGGTGTGGGTGACGTTGCCGCGCATCGTGCCGCCGCCGGTCAGTTCAAAACTGGCCGCTTTCAGTGCCTGGGTGCATTCAACCAGCGGGGTATCGAGGGTGATTTTTTCGCTGGCGTTAACCAGCACCACTTTGGTTGTGACGCTGACGGATTCAGCTGCCTCAACAGTGGCGGTTTTCATACCGGTTGCGCTCAGCGCGCCGGTGGCCGGTTCGTACTCAATCACCGCACCATCGGGAAAGGTAAAGTGAACCGCATCAGCAGAGGCCGACGGCGCAGGGAAGTCATCAGAGAAAATGCCGGTCAGCACAAAGGCGGAATCCAGCTCACCGCCGAGCGACAGAATCAGCACCTGTTCATTAATAGATGGCGCGCGCCATGAGCGCACATTGCCCGCGCAACCGGTAAGCCAGTGCAGCCAGTCGGTGGTATTGCCGCCGGTCAGCACGCGACAAAGCCCGTTATCCAGATCGAGGTCTGTGACGGTTCCAATGCGGATTAGGTTGCGCAGCAGGCGCTGAGTTTCTGAGTGTTGTTCATTCATGCGGGTAGTTTCTGGTTTGAGCGCACGGGCTGCAACGAAGGGCAGCCCGCTGGGGGAAGGCACAACAAAAGTCAGTCAGTTATACAGTGATCAATAGATTCTCTCTGGTACAGAGAAACATGCGCATTGCTCATCTGCTATTAGCGTATGTTAAACGCTCGTTAAGGAGCAGGTTTGAGCTAAGAGCGGAAGTAGCCCTTATGGCTCTAAATTTGTTAATTTTAATTGTAGTGACGCTATTTCTTGATTAATAACATTAAATCCCTCATTGATAGCATACCTAAGCTCTGCATCAATGTTTTTTATTCCTTGCGCATAATCCTCCATTACTTCGACTTTTGCAGCGTACAATCTTTCATACATATCTTTATTCTTATTATTGTCAGCCATGTCAAAAAGGATGTTTTCGTAGTCTACAACAAGCTGGTTGTTTCCTTTAAAGGACTGTATTAGTGAACGAGCATATGTGTAAATATTAATTATTGAATCTCTTGCTGCATCATTCAGTTTTGCAATAATATTTGCGTTTTGCTCATAGAATGTAAAGTTATCATCTCCAATAGGGAAGTTGATAAGCAATATTTTTCCCGGGACAATATTATCAATGTGTTTTTTCATTCTTTTGTCATATAGACGAATTAAAGTGAAAATCTCTCCCTTAATCCCTTTTAATACAGACAACTGCAACTCAAGGGAGTTCTTTTCAGCCTCTGCACGATTAATCTTAGCCTCGCGATCAACGCCTCTAAGAGTAAACCAGCCCCCAGCAAGCGCGCCAATTAAAGCGGTAATAAACGATGACAACCATTGAGGAATACTATTTAAAAAGTCACTAACCCCGATCAAAAAAGCCATCATGATTCATCTCTTAGTCAATTTATAGCCTTGTGGACACAACTATACATCAAAATTAACCTATAAATGAAGTTAACTTTTTAAGTCTCTTGGACATAATCTAATGGGAGTAATTGAGCATGCCAATTATTTTACCTCCTCAGACTCACAATGTTTAACGTCCACTTCTGGCTGTGAGTTCAACGGGCCTTCTTACTGCTTATGCAGGCAGCCTGTGAACCACTCACCAAGATTGCTGGCCGAGTTAAGTGCAGCTTCATTATAGGGCTAAAGGCGGGTAATGATTTCCTGTTCGATAATTTTTAAATCGTCATCATTCAGACCAAGCAACGGCCTCGCCTCATACTGCACATCCTCAGCCCCACGCGTTGGCCGATCCCGCAGCCCAAAATGATGCACCCGCGCCATGCGCTGTACCCGGCCTGCAAACTCCACGGTGGCATCGTTGGCGGTGCCTTTAGCCTTCATATATTTCACCGTCCGCAGCTTTGCGAACATCTCACGCCGGACGCGGCCTTTCTTGCTGCGAATGGGTTGCGTTTTACGCGGTTTAAACGGCGTGCCATCAGGTGCCTGCTGACGTTTGATATTCTGCTGCTGACTGGCGCGCAGCTTACGGGCGATGGCGCTTGCCATCTGCCTGCGTGCCTGCGGTGACAGGTTATTAATCAGCGCGGAAAGCCGGTCGATAAACGGCTGTAGCTCACTCATAGCGACAACTCGCTAACCAGCTGGCCGCCAGCATATATCTGGTGCGGCCGTTCAGCGTTGTCAGGCAGCGGCGGCTCGCCCGCATGGGTGACGTGTAATGCGCCGTCGATATCCTTAACAATCACCCGCTCCGTCAGTTGCAGTTCAATGCTGATATCACTCAGCGCATCGCTGATCACATCCGACTGAAAGACAAAACCGGTTCTGCGCTTTTCCTCTGTCGCCATAATATCCGGCTGGTTCTCACGCAGCCACGCCAGTACCGGCACCATCAGCAGGTCAACGTCACCGGCGTAATCGGTGATAACCAGATTCAGCCGGTACTGGTATTCAAATGACAGCGAGGCGGCCAGCGTCGAGACAATGCGCCCGTTATCGATATACACGGTCAGGCTGTCAGGGCTGCGCGCCAGCAGCGGTACGCTGCCGGTTAACGCCTGGCGAAGTTGTGCCGGTTTTAGCATCGTGTTGTTCCTGGCAGGTTTTGATGGTTTCAATCTGCAAACCGCACATCAGCAGCGCGATTTCGAGCTGGCGATTATCGGCGCGTAAGTCACCTTCGGTTTTCAGGTGGTTGCCCGGTATCGGGCAGCGGGTCACGCGCGGACAGCCAACGTAAATAGTCTGCGGCGCTGGCAAAGGCCGGTCGCTGGTGCAGCCTGATAACAGCATCAGGCAAAGGAGTCCGGCTCCACTTTTGCAGTGTTTCATCTGCATCGATTACCCTCTGTTCGTTAAACTGCTGCGTCAGGGCAAGCGCGCTGGCGGTGCCTAAATTTTCCCGCAGCGCCAGCTCGCTAAGTTCCCGGTTACTGGCTTCGCTTTTCAGACGGCCAATGGTCAGATCCCGGCTTTCAATCCCTGCCGACAGCGTGCCGATAACACCCCGCGCAAGCTTCAGCTCATCAGCCAGCTGTGAAGCGCGCCAGCCGGTAAAGGCCAGCGCCGCCAGTAACAGCGCCAGCAGGGCGGCTAAGATTCGAATCACCCAGCCCCCTTTAAGCACCAGGCCATTTCGCGGCCGCGCCGGTTTTCCAGCCCATGATTGCGCGCCTTTTTCACATATACCCAGCGCGGCAGTTGCAGGCAGGCATTGCGCCATTCGCCCCGATTCAGCAGCCTGACCATTGTCGATTTGCAGAAATTTCCCACGCCGATATTAAACGCCAGTGAGATCGCCGCGTCGTAAACCTGCTGCGGCAGCTTTACCAGCAGGCAGGCGGCAACGCCGCGTTCGGTGCGCATCACATCCCACAGGAAATTCAGCGCCGCCAGCTTTTCGTCGATAAAGCTTTGGCTGTTCACGCCGCCGGTGTGGCCAATGCCGTTTGTCCAGACGCCGCCGCAGTCCTGATAGGGTGCCAGCCGGCAGCCTTCCGCATCGGCAATCAGCGCCAGCCCCGCGTCGGATACCTTGACCTGCTGCGCCTGCGGCAGCAACGCGGCAATAGCCAGCACCGCCGCCACCGAACAGCGTTTAACGAATATACTCATCGGCCACCTCGTCAGGCATCTGCTGCTGTTTCAGCAGCCGGTAAGTTTTGCGGCGGTAGTGCCAGTTAATAAAAAAGCTCGCCACGTTGATCACCATCGTCACCAGCGCAACCAGCGTGCCGGTCATAAAGGCGATGTCCTGCACCGAGTGGCGGCTCAGCCACATCATTAACAGGCCGATCAGATAGCTGATGATTGAGCTGTTTTTTTCCATTGCTCAGTCCCACAGTTGGAGGGTGTCGCGCGTGGAGGATCCCGGCAGGTCGGGCAGCTCCACCGGCCAGCCGTGGGGCAGGATCACCCCCTGATCGGCGAGGCCGGTATTCGCCGCGTAAACCATTTCAACCACCTGCTGCGTGCGCCCGTAATGGCGATAGCAGATGTCATCGACGGTATCCCCCTGCTGCGCATAGATACGCATCACAGCAGCCCGATAATGCAGGGGCGCTGACCGGCGATTTTCGCGATCATAAAGCGGGCGTCGCGCCAGTATTCATCGGCGCTGGCCTCAATTTCGCTGGCGGTGCGGGTGCCGCTGGCGTCATAGCCGCGATAGCGTTCGACGATGGTTGCGGCGGTCAGCGAACTGACGGCGGCAAAGTAGTACGTCAGTTTCACGCTGACGCCATCAATGGCCTCTGCCGGTACATCGGCCAGCGTTTTATAACCGGCCAGCATTTGCCGTTCGCGGTAGTCATACAGCTCGGCGTTCACCTCTGACATCGCCGTTTTAATCGCAAGGCGCAGGCGCGCGGCGGTCACGGTGCCTTCATAACGCAGGCTGTCACGCAGGCTTTTCGGGTCTACGTCCGGCCAGAAAAAGGTGTTAATAATCGGCGGCTCGGCAGCATCTGCCGGTCGCGGGGCGGAAATAACAACCGTGCTCATAGTGACCTCTGAATAGGTGGGCGGTGGACGGCGGCATTGATACCGTAAAACGGATCGCAGCAGCCGTGCCGCCCGGCGCGGGGCGCGTTCGTTAGCGGCTGGCGAGTGCCTGTTTTTTCAGGGCGGTTGCCAGCCGTTCAATGTCCTTTTTGACGCCGCAGCGGCCATCGAGCTGCAACGCACGTTTCAGGTGTTCCATCGCATCCAGAGCCCTGCCCGTATCGCGAAGGGTATAGCCGGTGATTTTGTGCAGTTTGGCGCGCACCTCATCCGGCATATCCTCGGCTTTCGTCAGTTCCAGCGTTGCCAGCAGCGGGTCGATAGCGACCGGCTCTTTTGCCGTCCATGCCCGCAGCGCCGCCTCGGCGACATCTTCAGCCAGCAGGTAAGCGGTACTGTTACGCTTATACGTGTCAGGCGGCACCAGGCCGAACTGAAGCGCATAGCGGGCAATCTCCAGCGCGCCGGGAATATCTCCGGCATCGAGACGCCAGATCATCACCGTCATCAGGATGGCATCCTGTGCGCCTTTGCCGCTTGCCAGCACGCCGGACACCCACGGCAGGTAAGCGGGCAGCAGCTGGCGTTTCAGCTCCGCTTTGCGCTCGATTGAGCGCACCTTCTTCAGCTGCCGCTTATCCTCGTTGAGCTTCATCAGCATCAGCTCGTAGCCGTTGGCATGGCGCAGCGGATTAGACTGCTGCTGCGCGGCTTCGACCGCCTGCTGGCGCATCATGTGACGTTGGGCAGGGCTTAACATGCGTTACTCTCCCGCCGCGACTTCTGCTTTGCTGAAGTCGCCGAGCTGGATGTTTTCCACCAGGCAGCCCGCCGCGTAATCCTCAATCACGTAGTCTTCATTGATTGATTCGTAGTTCTCGATGCGGTCACGCTTTGCCACTTCATCCAGCAGGCGGCGATGCGTGCCTTCCTGCCAGTAAATCGACAGGTTATCGAGACGGGTGATCAGCAGGGCGTTTTTCGGGAAGTACGGCACGCGCAGCGCAGGCAGGTTGCCGATACGTTTCTGGCTGATAATCACATCAGCGGCCAGCGTTTCGGTGGCGGGCTGGTCTTTATTTACCAGCGGGAAATATTTGTCGGCCAGCAGCTGGCGACCGCAGATCACCACCAGTTCCGGGTCTTCCTGGAACCACGGCTCAATCATGGTGTTGGTGGCGTCCATTACCAGCGCATCAAGGTTGGCGTAGTCGCCTTCTTTGCCGATGCGGATGGTTTCCGAAATAACGCTACCGTCTTCTGCTAAAGCCTTGCTCATCACGCGTTTGGCGGCATTTTTGCGGTACTTCTCCAGCCAGCCGACGGCTACATCCTGCAACAGCGGGAATTTGACGCGGTTAGAGGTTTTCGCACGTGACGTGCCGTTAAAGCCGACCATAATGCGATCCAGTGCCTGACGTTTGATGATCGCGTCACGTAAACGCGCCTGGAAATCTTCATAACGCGCCCACAGGTCGAGGGTGTTATAGCGGATATGGAAATCGTAGTTAATCTGGCCGCACTCATAGCCTTCCACATCAAGCGCGGCAAAGTCGGCGGTTTCGCGCTCGTCGCCACCGGCGGTATCGGTAGTGCTGGCAATCGAACCGGTCACGCCGACGCCGATTTTTTCACCCTTCATTTCACCAACCGGCACGATATTGATACGGGTCAGAAAGTCGGATGACTCCTGCACGCGGGTCATCAGCGTCTGGCTGACCGACGGCTCAACGGTGAATTTCTTGTTCATATCACCGGCATCGACGTTGTTCAGCTCGGCGACGCGGGTCAGGAAGGCGTTAAATTTAAAACGGGTAGTCGGGCGCATGGGTAGTCCTGTTATCAGTTTTCGTTTTGGTTTTTCTGTTGCTCAGGCCGGTTAGCAGTCGGTCTGTACACCGGCTTTTTCGTCACCGCCGTTAGCCAGCGGGCGGCGGCTGAAACTGCCGTCGGTTTTTTGCAGCTTCTGCGTCAGCGTCTGTACGGTGCTACGGTCGTTACCGGCTTCCTGTTCCAGCGAGGCAAGACGGTCATTCAGCGCGTCGAACTTCTGCGCGGTGGTATCAAAGTTGGCCTGCACCTGTTCTGCGACCACGGTGACAGCGGCGTTTACGTCGCTAAAACGGTCGTCATCGGTTTTCTTTGTCACCGAAAACATTTCTTTCACGCGCGCCAGCACCGACGGTGCCGGTTCGGCGATATCGTCGAAACTGATTTCCGCTTCGGTGGCGACCGAGAACAGGTTTTCCGGGGATTTCTTGCGGTTCGCCAGCGGGCTGTGTTCAGCGGTGGCGCTGAAGGCCAGCATTTCCGTGCCGAGGCTGGCCGGGTCATCGGTGACGGCGAGGCCGACCAGATAGGCTTTGCCGGTGTTGGCGAAGTTGGTACCGATTTCAACCGAGGTGTAGATTTTTTGCTTTTTGCCGGTCATGGCAATCAGGTCATCGGTCGGGCTGATTTGTGCGAACAGCGCCAGCTTGCCGCTCAGCGCCGAGTCATCATCAATCTTCTCAGCCTTCAGCGCGGTGACATCACCCAGGCGGCGGAAATCGCCATCGGGAAACAGGCCGCGAAAGTGTTCGAGGTTGACGCGGCAGCCATAGACGCGCGGATCAAAGGAGTCAGCCATCTGCTGAATATCGGCGTCGCTGATATTGCGGCCATCACAGGTATCACCGGCGACGGCGACACGGAAAAACTTGGATACTTTAGGCATGGGCGATCGGTTCCGTTTGCGGGTTAAGTCGGTTCGGGGTCAGTTTCCCCACCTTTAGCACTCCCCTCAACGCATCCCGGTTCGGTGAATCGCTGCACAACACGCAGTGCAGGCGCGGTGTCAGCGGCACCGGTAGCCTTATCGCCATGAATACGACACCGACCACCATCATCAGCGACCCACGGCGACAGGCGGCACTGCTTTACTGGCAGGGCTGGTCGGTGCGCCAGATTGCGGACTCGCTCAGCATCAAAACGCCGACCGTGCAGAGCTGGAAGCTGCGCGACGCGTGGGACAGCGTTGCGCCCATCAGTCGCGTGGAATTCAGCATGGAAGCGCGGTTAATCCAGCTGATAACCAAAGAGGTGAAAAGCGGCGGGGATTACAAAGAAATCGACCTGTTAGGCCGCCAGATTGAGCGCATCGCCCGCGTTAACCGCTATAAGGACAGCGGCAACGAGGCGGATCTGAATCCTAACGTGCGCAACCGCAATAAGGGCGAACGCGCGCCGGTGATTAAAAATGTCTTCAGCGATGAGGCGACGGAAAAGCTGACCGGCATGTTTATCGATGGCTGCTTTGACTACCAGCTCGGCTGGCATAAGGCCGGGCTGACGCACCGCATCCGCAATATCCTGAAGTCGCGCCAGATTGGTGCCACCTTCTATTTTGCCCGCGAGGCGCTAATCGATGCGCTGACCACCGGGCGCAATCAGATTTTCCTGTCAGCCAGTAAGGCACAGGCGCACGTGTTTAAAAATTACATTATCGACTTTGCCCGCCAGGTGGATGTTGACCTGAAAGGCGATCCGATTGTGCTGCCGAACGGCGCACGCCTGATTTTTCTCGGCACCAATGTGCGCACCGCGCAGAGTTACACCGGCAACCTGTATCTGGATGAATATTTCTGGATACCGAAATTTCAGGAGCTGCGTAAGGTTGCCAGCGGTATGTCGCTGCATAAGAAGTGGCGCACCACCTACTTTTCCACGCCGTCGAGCCTGTCGCACAGCGCGTACCCGTTCTGGTCAGGCGAACTGTTTAACCGCGGTCGCCGCAATAAAAATGACCGCATCGAGCTGGATTTAAGTCACAGCCATCTGTCAGCCGGTGCGCTGTGCGGTGACGGCCAGTGGCGGCAGATTGTCACCGTTGAAGATGCGCTGACCGGCGGCTGTAACCTGTTTGATATTGACCAGCTGGCGCTTGAATACAGCCCGTCGGAATACCAGAACCTGCTGATGTGTGAGTTTGTCGACGATGAGGCCAGCGTCTTCCCGTTCGCCGAATTGCAGACCTGCATGATCGACAGCCTGGAAGAGTGGGAAGACTTCAACCCCTACGCGCTGCGGCCGTTCGATTATCGCCCGGTGTGGATCGGTTATGACCCGTCACACACCGGCGACAGCGCCGGTTGCGCCGTGCTGGCACCGCCGGTGGTGGCCGGTGGCAAGTTCCGCGTGCTGGAGCGCCATCAGTGGCGCGGCATGGACTTTGCCGCGCAGGCGCAGTCGATTAAAGAGCTTACCGAGAAATATCACACCGAATATATCGGCGTGGACGCCACCGGTATCGGCCAGGGCGTATTTCAACTGGTGCGGCAGTTCTTCCCGGCGGCGCGTGAAATCCGTTACACCCCGGAAATCAAAACCGCGATGGTGCTGAAGGCGAAAGACACCATCGGCAGTGGCCGCCTCGAATATGACGCAGGCCACACCGATATCACCCAGTCGTTTATGGCGATCCGCAAAACCATGACCGCCAGCGGCAACCGTTCCACCTACGAAGCCAGCCGCAGTGAGGACGCCAGCCACGCCGACGTCGCCTGGGCAATTATGCACGCCTTACTTAACGAACCGCTGACCGCCGCTAACGGTGGAATGAGTCCAAACTTTGTGGAGTTTTACTGATGAGCAAGCGCAGAGGCCGTAAGGCATTCGCCACCAGAAACGAGCCGGTACAGCAGCCAGCGGCAGCCGCGCAGGCGTTCAGCTTTGGCGACGCCACGCCGGTACTCGATAAGCGGGAAATCCTCGATTACGCCGAGTGCATCCACAATGGCCGCTGGTATGAGCCACCGGTCAGCTTTGACGGGCTGGCGCGCAGCCTGCGTTCGGCGGTGCATCACAGCTCACCGATTTACGTGAAGCGCAATATTCTGGCCTCAACTTTTATCCCGCATCCGATGCTCAGTCAGCAGGAGTTCAGCAAATTTGCGCTCGATTATCTGGTGTTTGGTAATGCCTTTCTGGAGCTGCGTAAGAATGCATTAGGCGAACCAATGCGGCTGGAGTGCGTACCGGCGAAATACACCCGGCGCGGCGTGGAGGAGGGCGTTTACTGGTTTGTGCAGAACTGGAAGGAGGCGCATCGCTTTGAGCCGGGTAGCGTGTTCCATCTGGTTGAGCCGGATATTAATCAGGAGCTGTATGGTCTGCCTGAATATCTCAGCGCGCTTAACTCCGCCTGGCTGAATGAGGCGGCGACACTTTTCCGCCGTAAGTATTACCAGAACGGCGCGCACGCCGGTTACATCCTGTATATGACCGATGCGGCGCAGAGCAGCACCGATATTGACCGTATGCGTGAGGCGATGCGCGATACAAAGGGTTTGGGTAATTTTCGCAATCTGTTTATGTATGCACCGAATGGTAAGCCGGACGGCATTAAGATTGTGCCGCTGAGTGAGGTGGCGACTAAGGATGATTTCTTTAATATCAAGAAGGCGAGCAGGGATGATCTGCTAAGTGCGCATAGGGTGCCGCCGCAAATGATGGGGATTATTCCTGATAATAGTGGTGGGTTTGGGGATGCGGTTAAGGCGGCGGAGGTATTTGTCAGGAATGAATTGACACCTTTGCAGGAGCGAATGAAAGAAATCAACGACTGGATGGGGGAAGAGGTGATCGAGTTTCGCTCTTATTCGCTGGAGCAATCTCAGCCACACTAATAATTATTTCGTCAGATATAATTTATTGCCAGATTATATATAAAATTTTATGCGAGTCCGCTTTGTGCTATAGGCGGACATTATAAACATTCATATGAGTTGTTGAATGAAAGATGGAGCATTTCCATGCTAAGAGACGCGATCAAGCGCTATGCCTACATCCATTGCCATGCTGGAAATTATTTTCCAATCAAGAGGCCAATCAGCCTCAACTGCACTTTTCTTACGCCTAATTAACCAATATACCAAGATTATTACACTCTGCATATAAAACTTATTTTCTAATGATTTAACTTTAATAATGTCACCAATATATTGATTGCAGGAAATAAACCTAAGCAAATCCGCTTCAAAACGGTCGTCAATCAAATTTTTAAATGTATCTAAAATGATAATTGTAGAATTCAGTTTAATAGGATTAAGGCCACTTAACTTTAAAAAAATCGAATCTAAGAATGACTCGATATCAGACACTTCTTTAGATTCTGTCTTTTTAATAACATCTATAAAGAACTCATCTGCTGTTTCAATAAAAGCCATTGTTTTGGCAACAGTACGAGCAACATCCGGTTCGATTAAAGTATTCTTTTTATATATAGCATCATGTGTTAATTCAGCATATGCATGCTGTAGCAGAGAGCGAACTTGAACCTCACAAGGAGTTCCTTTATTTATTGTGACTTCATTCTCAATAATGGCTTGTCTATTTCTTATTATAAAATGATGCGATTGGTAAGTGAAAATCGTAGGTGCTGAAATACGTTCTTCATTATAATTCTTACATTGTAAAGCTTCCCAATCCATCGACTTAGAGACATGCATGATAACATCGCACACTTTTTCTGCATCAGTTTGGAGCATAACGACAAAGCGAACTCCAACTTTATCTTCAATATCATTATAAGGATCTTTATATTTCTTGTTGCGATAAAAAGCCTTATCAAGAAGAGAATTATCATCCTTTATACGATGTTCTGCCGGAATTTTAAGAAATTCTTTAAGATTAACATTTAGGCAGACAGGAAGTGATGAGGAAACTGAATCCACAACGAGCTGGCCCCATGCTTCATACATGGTTTTTTCTGCATGCCAACGCTCACGGAATTCAGTCTCATTCATTATTGGTCCACAATCCGATCTTTGACAATGATTTTTGTCCAAGTAGGAATGCTCCCTTTCGAATCAGGAGCACCTTCTACAGCTTCGATACTGACATACTCTTCAAATATCTCAGATGGCGCACTAATACGGATATTTTTACTGAATTTTACACGCCTGTTCTTCAGTTTGCTAGTAATATATTCTATATCCTTAATAAAAGGAGAAACTTGGAAATTCGAATCATCCAAGTAATTTCTAAAGTTATCAATATCATCCGTTGACATATATGCACCAGCAAATGCCATTGGGTCTACTTTTTGAGATTTTCCTGATTTAAGTTCCGCATATAAAACATTGTGCAAGTTAGTGCGTTCTTCCTCACTAATATCCATTTTGTTAATAAAATCACAGGTAAGTTCAAAGTAAGCTTTGGTTGTTCTAGCGCTTGATAAAGGGTAATCACACCCTAGAAAAGTTTGATAAAAATATTGCGCAGCTGCTTTTCCATCAGATTTGTCGATTTGATAATCTGATATATGAACTATCCAGCTCTCACTAAGGGAGCTATCAGCCTTTAGCCCGTCGCGTTTGAAAAAACCTGCCGACTTATAAAGTCTAGTCGATGGCGTAAGTAAAAGCTCTTTAACATGCTTTAAAGATATTATTCCAGTTTTGCTATCCAGTTTTTTTTCGTACCCACTGTATAAATCAGCTTTAATAATGCCGACAAGAGGTAATTTGTTATATTGATATGTTGCACTAAACACCACCACTATGCCGCCAGATATCCCTCGACGAGTTTGTGCCTTGGACAAATTTTTGGCAATCTCATAGCTGTTAGAAACAAATTCACTATCATTGCATTCATGTAAATTATTTATATAGAAAGGAGTGCTGCCATTTTTTTCGTCTGTAATTACCATCTCAACAGCTGACGAATCATGGCCGAGTGAATTGAAAATACGCTGTTTAAAATCACTTAATGCTTCATCATCGAATTTAATGAGTTCTGTACCCTTACCCGGCAGAACTTCTTTGCTATCCTCTCCACGTGGAAATATTTGGTGGATGGCAATTTTATCAATGTTCAACTGTACGAAATTCATAAATAATCTCTTAATTATGAGCTGGCTTTGGGGGAGGTATCAGAGGCTGCGCTATAAATATGCGCCCAGTCACTGGTATCTTTTTCCCATACAGACTGGTAACTTTTGAACAGTTCTTTCACCCGAGGTAAATTCTCATCAGAATCATTTATAATTTTTAATTCGTTTTCAATATGATACAGACCAAATAACGTGGATTTTTGCCGCATCCAGAGTTTTTTATAATCAAAAACTGCCATCCAGCCATTTACAAGCGTAAGTACGAGCCCCAAGATGAGGGCAGCATTCTTCTGAGCAACGGCGTGTTCAGGCAAATCTAAGCCTACTGTAACAGTAATAGCTGCACTAAAGGCAATAGACCCTGCGGTCATCCATTGAAAAAAACGCTTATTTCTCTTGCACTTAGGTTTAAGTTTGATGATCTTGTCGCTGACCATCCCTAGCAAAGTTATTCTCTCGGAGTTTTGTGTCATAGCATCCCAAATGAATATTAGACTTCCGTAACTGCAATAAGGTAAAATCATTCATCTTATTGATTATAAATGATTTTTACAATTATCCCGTTACAATTGAAGCATAATCATCACTTTCGCTAATGAAACTGTCAATATTTATATCAGCAAATTCCTAAAATCCACCTTTACTACGAGTAACAGCTAATTTTATTTATCTGGAGGGCCATTGGGTCTACAGCAACTGGAAAACATCTGATCCGAGCTTTTGGCAAAAGTACAAAAATGCGTTTTGCTCCCCCTTACGCCGATTTTCCTTGCAGTTTCATCCAAACATCATTTCATGCGCTTCAAGCTGCTCGGCTTAACGCGCCTGTAAATGTTTACCCCCTTAGCGCGCAATGCTTTCCCCGCCACGCCTGCCCGCTTTATGCATCACTTTTCATGCAGTTGCATTGCAGCCCGTGAACCGCGCCAGTTGTGGCGCTTGCGGGGGCAAGGGATCCAATCTGGATCATGCGATCTAATGCACGAAAATGCGTTTCCAGATAACGAAAAGCCGCCCTGTAAGGCGGCTGGGTTATGTCCAAATTCTATAGCTTGTGGTGCCTTGCAGAGCGGCTATTCAGCCTGATAGAAAATCGCGTCTTGCAGTCTGGAAGTATCAATCTCGCGCGCAAGGTCACTTACCAAAGACATAGCCAGCTGTAATTCGTCAGATTTGCACTGTGCGATAAGCGCGACATCCGCGACAAACTGTATACGTGCGATTGACTCATTTAATTTATCTAGCCCCATCAGACCGTTACCTCCTGCTTAATTCAATTTACTGTATGTATAAACAGTATCATGCTGTTAAGGAACCGTAAAGATTCGTATCACTCGGATTAGTCTGAGTGCCTGTTTTTCACTCTTTCTTTGTGTTAATTACTCGCTTAGCCAGCTGGCTGAAGCGTTCCAAAGGGTTCAGATCTGGCTTACTACCACCGTAGAGATTGCCAGCAGAACCGCTGAAATATGATTTTCCATTAAGTATCACTTTGGCACCCGTCATCATTCTGGTGATCTCTGATTCAGTCAGTGTCACACCTGATATATCTTTCACCGCTTCATGTAGCTTTTGCCGCGATTCGCTGTTGCCTGGCTGAATAAGTGGCGATTTGACGGGGGCAGGTACGTCCTGACTACGTAATTTCGCCACTATCCGTCGCCGTTCTGCCCGGCTCGGCGGTTTTGTGAAGTCAATTTCCTGCGGCTCAGTCAGCTGCCCCGTACAGTTATTGACAGAACTCCGAGAGGACGCGGACGCGTCCTGAAGGTCAACGGCCAAATCAACGGCACGTTTTGCGACAATCTTCCACTGCGCAAGACGGGTCAGGATCGGCGTGTCATCACCAACAGAGGTGGCGTAAACGCCCTTAATGCGCGTGATTTCCTCACCGTAGTGGTTAAGCTCGTCGCTCGCCTGATACCAGGTGCGCACTTCCAGTTCATCACGACGCACAAAAGCGCCGCCCTGTGCATTGACGTAATCAGCCCACTGGCCGCCGTGAGCCGCATCATGCACCGCTGCAAACTCAACACTCAGGCCATGAGCGGTTTCGCTGTCAGCCATCCGGCGCAGCTCGCGATAAACCGTCACCGGCGCACCGCCGATAAACTGGAACTGGCGAATGTGCCAGCGCGCCGCCCAGGCGGAAACCGCAGGAGCTGTCTCTTTCAGCTCCTTGCCGCTTTCATCATCCAGCTCGCCGTCGAGCGCATAGCCGTCGATATTTTTGGAAATGTATTTAGCGATATAGCCGGTGGCGCTGCCTTTCTCCGGGTCGATGGCTTCGGCATGAAAGCGTGCCTTGCGAGCTTTGGCAGTTGTCAGCTCGCCGTTGTCCTCCTGATAAGCATAATCACGCAGGATCTGGCGCACGCGGTCGACATTTTCCGGCAGCATAAACATCAGCATGTGCCAGTGCGGGGTTGCATCGTGGTGCGGCTCGGCGACACGAATACCGAAAATGCGGATTTCTTCACGGTGCAGCTTGGCGCGCACTTTCTGCCAGACGTTACTGAGATAGCGCTGCGTTTCTGTCGGGCTGGCACCGTTCCATTTGCGGTTACGATGGCCGGTTTTAATGGTGGCGTGATAGCGGGACGGTGCGGTCAGAGTGTAAAACTCGCCAATAAAGCCCATCTCGTTGCAGATCTTTTCGAATCCACTGATGCGGGTCATCAGCTCCCCACGGCGAATTGACGGGTTCGATACGCTGCCGTCAAACTTATCAATCAGGCTGATGCGCTCGCCGGTTTCCTCGTTTTCCAGCTCCAGACCTTTGAGATACTCGCGGGTGCGGCGCTTCTGTTCGCGCCACTCATTAACGGTCATAGTGCTGGCATATGGGGTATGTTTTTTGCTGACGTTAGCGAGGGCGATTTGCAGGTGCTCACGCCATGATGATGCAACGCGGCGCAAACGGCCTTTCCACCATGTTTCGGTCTGCATACGCATGATCGCAGGGGTGACATCTTCCGGGCAGAAAAATCGTGATGTGACCTTTTCCCACAATGGCGGGGTCTGATTCAGTTCCCGTGTAATCGCTGCCGCCGTCATATAGACACGATGGGTATACTGATAATCTGACTCACCGCTGACCAGCTCATGCACATGCACTATTTCTGCCAGTACAAAGCTGGCGATATCACCGGCCAGTAAATCCACGTCGGCGCGCGCCATATCAGGCAGACGATTATAGCGTTTCATCAGTTCCCACAACGTGCCGGCCGCTCTGGCAGAACCTTGCTGTTTGCCGCCATTATCGGCCAGCAGGCTAAAGGTTTTGGGATTCATTTCACCGAGGCGATACTTTGCGCTGACGGTTTCAACACGTGGCAATGTGCGCTCAACAAAGGTCTTTGTTAAGTACGCATTGGCGCGGGCTGTTCCCTGCGTTTTATCGAGGTCGTTAAAGCGGCGCTTAATGTCCAGTTTGACAATGGTGGGCTGCTGTTCAACCAGTTCCTGCGCATGCAACAAAGCCGCGTACATCTGTGCGCGGCGGCGTTTTGCTTCGTAGGTAATGTAAGGCTTGGCGATAGCCGCCCGTGGCTGATTCCACGGGTGGGCGTACTGGATGATCACTGACGCTTACCAAAATGCGCGCTTTTCATTTCCTCAATGGTCTGGCAGTGAACGCAGGTCATCACACCAGGCAGCGCCTTGCGACGAGCTTCGGGGATCGGGGCGTCGCAGGTTTCACAGAATGAAGCACTGACGCCGACCGGGCGATGGATGGTATTAGCCAGGCAGCGCGCCAGATTCTCAGCCTCACGCTGCTGGGCGATATCGATTGAATCCGCCATCAGTGGAACTCCTGCGCTTCATGCTCAAAGCGCTGCGCTTCCTGACGCAACAATTGAGCCGCTTCGGTGCCGCTCATTTCTTTGCGGGTGATATGGATGGCCAGCGCTTCAAGACGGATGGAGACGGCCAGTGCTTTGCCTTTCCGCTCGTCGTTGCGGGCGGCATTCAGCAGCGCCTCAGTATTAAAATCAGAGCCAATTACCATCTGTTTTACTTCTACGTTATGCATTGATATTTCCTTGTTTCAGGCAAAAGAATGCCCGGCGAGTTGACGCCATTATTTTGGGGTTGGTCAGTTATTCAGACAGAAAACAGTCTGAGATTGAGAATCGACGCGGCAGCAGTTCGCCCCAGCGCGACATTTTGTTCATGGCCTTGATGATCAGTTCGCGGCGATATTCATCGAAGCTTTCAAATGGCTTGCCGATTTCTTCCTGCTTAAAAGTCGCAGGGTGTTCGCGGTTAGCCAGGGTCAGTACGCAGAATTTGAATTCATCGCCCTGACTATTGAAATAGCGCAGCGCAGGGTTTTCATTGCTCTTACGCATCTGACGCCAGCGGCGGCGAAACTCGTCAAAGGTCATGGATTCAACCTGATCAGCGCGGGCGTGGATCAGGCGAATATGATTAAACGCTGCTTTGCTGTCAGGCATAGCTCTTGCGAGGCTGGTCATTTTAAGCCCTCAACAGGTTGCGAAAGGTGGTTAACAGCGTCGGCTTGCGAGTCGACAAGTCACGTAAAAGCGTTTTCTGGTCGTTGCACGGGTGCCAGCGTTTACCGTCTTCGCCCATCAGCCAGCCATGACCGTAAGACGGGGCAGGGTTCTGGCGCTTCAGCAGTGGGGCAATTGAAAAAGACATTGTCACCTCAGCTCAGACCGATGGATGCGCCGAGACCACTGACTGCATCGAACGTTGAAGCCATCGCCGGATTGCTCTGAATCCGACAGTGCACGGCCATTGCGGCCAGCGTCAGGCAGCGAATGCCTGAATTCACGCTATCGACAAAAGCGTTTTTACGTGACTGCGTCATGCGTTCGGTTGATACCGCACCGGCAGCGACCTGACCGATAGCGGCTGTCGCCTTCATCACGTAGCTGTCGAGCTTTTCAGAAGCCAGCTCATTAACCGGTACAGAGGGCAGGCAGTGCAGCTGCGCCAGCAGCCCGTCAATCAGCGCGGCATCCTCGCTGGCGTCAATTATCAGCAGCAGTTCAGCCAGGGTTAACTGGTGCGGCTGTTCCGGGTTCAGCTTGTTGCGCAGCACCTGCGCTTTCATTTCGACTTTGCGCGCCAGCTCGGTCAGGTTGTGCGTTTGTGCAAACTGACGGCAGGCATTATCGAGATGTGGGTGTTTAGAAACCTGAAAATCAAACATGATTCGGATCCTCAAAACTTGCAAAATCAAATTAGCGTTTGATGTAGCGGCAATTGATGGCGTGTTGACGATTTTTCTCGCGCCATGCAGCAACGTTAATTAAAGGGTTTCCGTGTCGTTGCATAACTTCGACATTGCCTTCGCCTTGCGCATTGTTTTTTGCCTTGCGTCGAACGGTTGATGTTGGGGTAGGGGCAAGGAGCACAACGCCGTTGCTTATCCACTTTTCGAGGGTGGATAGGCCAAGGCCATTAATCGCGGCGAAATTTTCTTTCGTCATTGTTGGTGAGCTATGTAAAGCAACGGCAAGGGAAATCTGTTCGACAACGACTTCTTTAAGCTGTGGCAAGAGTTCTGTCAAAAGCAAATCCAACAATTCATTACCTTTTGCTTCTTCCAGAACTGCTGGTTCGTTTGCATTGTCTTGTGACATAAAGCAATATCTCCTATCGCTCGGTTGTATTCTACTGGATTACATGTGGTGTGTAGTCAATTTAGATCACAATTGTGCTCATGTAAAATACTTTTGTGCTCGCGGTGGCAAAATGGCAGAAAAAATTTCAAGCGCTCAGGACATTGTTGAGCGATTAAGCGCGTCTTATCGCGTTAATACACAGAAGGCTCTGTCTGAAAAGCTGGATGTCCCTTCCAACAATGTCAGCGCTTGGGTACAACGTAACAGTGTCCCCGGCAACGCCATTGTTAAATGCGTGCTCGATACAGGTGCGGATATTCATTGGCTGGTGAGTGGTGAGTTTGCAAATGCAAGTTTTGAGGTTGACGATAACTCGCCCAAAGGTAAGCAGCTCTATGACCTGATGCAGTTATCAGGAGGCAAGCCACTGGTTAGGCGAGTTTTAGATGCCTATGGCTTCAGAACTCAAAAGGAGTTGAGTGACCATCTAAATATCTCCTCCGGCACCATAAGCACATGGATACGGCGAGAGTTTTTCCCCGGCGATGTGGTGATCTGCTGCGCGCTGGATACAGGCGTATCGCTTGAATGGCTTGCAACTGGTAATCATAAACCCGCCTCATCCCAGCCCTCAGCCTACGCTGTTGATGACTCGCTACTGAAGATTAAAAGAAAACTGCTCATTGCTGGTCAGCTTGAAAGCGCTTCAGATATCACCCTTGATCGTGTGTTTATTCCTGCTGATGTTAGCGAGGACAAGCTTTGCTATGTCAGTTCAGGCAAATCCGCGTGGCTTGTAGTAATGGAAAACATCGATGTTTCAAATGGCATGTTTTTGCTGGATATCGATGGAGCATTAGATGTTTATAAGGTGTCTCGTCGACCAGGCAATAAAATACTCGTTTCTGGCCGGGATAATGATTTTGAATGTGCAGTATCTGACGTGAAAGCGGTTGGTATCGTGGTGAGCGTCATAAATCAAATGATATAAGGAATTATCAAAATGGAACGGTTTATTGTTTACATCAACGCAAGAAAAGAGATTAAGAGCCATGCCCTGACAAGTGTTAGTGAGAGTGAGGAGCACTTTCAGGGGATTTGCAGTAAAACACAATGGCTTAAGACTTTTCGAAAGGACAGGGTGCTTTCAGAGCATCAGGATGCTGAAACAGCTGATGCAGCACTTGGCTCGTATAGCGTAGATAACTATCGCCACCTTTTTCCCGAATCAAAACCTAAAAAACTACAAACTGAAATATGCTTCACAGGTTTTAAGAAAGACGATAAAGAAAGGTTAATCGCGGTCGCGACAAGTAGCGCTATGTCTGTTCGGAGTTCTGTTACGCAGAATTTGCATATTCTTTGCTGCGGATACAATGCGGGACCAACTAAAGTGAACGCGGCAAGGATGAAAGGGATCATCATCCTGGATGAGCCGCAGTTTCTGGAAATGCTGCAAACCGGTGAGATACCGGATGCGTGAGCTGAAAGGCCAAAACTGGCTGTCGCCAATCTTTCGCCATCTATAAACGTAAGTTATTGATATAAAAGGCCGTGTTTCGTATTCGGTCTTTTTTTAATTTGTTGATTTAACTCGATATTTTTTGTGTCATCACGAAATTCCACGAAAAACCCTCGAATTATTTATATTCGGTTTAAACCAAATCATACCCGGCACCACGGGCATTCAGATACTTTTTAGTCATCGACAGGTTTTTGTGTCCCAGCAACTTCTGCGCGAAATCCTCGCCATTCTCGGCTTCGAACAACCGACTTGCCAGGCTGCGTATCTCATGAAATGTCGGTGGATTTTCACCGAACTTAATACCGCTCAATTCTCGCGCTTCTGCAAAAGCCTGGGTTAAAGCATCCGGCGTAACAGGGCCAGGCATTCTCCCCCCGCGCCTTACGGCTGAATAGATCATATTATCTGACGGATTATCCCGTCGGCATAAATCGGTAACTGCTTCAAGTGACAACCCGATGGCTTTTAGCTCCAGGTTTAAAGGTACGGCCAGCTTATGGCTGGTTTTACTCTGAGTGATAAATACGCGATTATCCCTGACATCGCTGAAAAGCATCCGCGTGACATCTTCCCGCCGCTGACCGGTAATCAGGCCAATATTCATGGCGTTTTCCAGCCAACCACCCATATTGGCGGCCGCATCTCGTATTGCAAGAAATTGCGCCAGCGTCAGCCTTTCTCGCTTTACCTCCGGCGATGGTGTGCGGGTGGGTTCAACTGGCCTCCTGTCGGTCACACCTTCGACTACTGCTTTCCTGAATACATTGAGCAATAAAGAACGCAAGGCAACGGCCATGCTCCTTTTGCCGCATTCAACACACGACTCCAGAAACAAGGCAATATCACGCGTTGATATAGCCGTAATGGCAAGACGGCCAAACTCAGACTTTAATGTCAGCAATTGATTGGTGCGAATTTTCATGGTGTTCGGCTTGAGGTTTCGACGCGCAAGAATGACGTCGTACCTTTCAAGCCATTTAAGAAAGTAAATTGTGGGGCTTCTTTAAGCCGGTCAAGTAGTGCTGAGGGGATATCGTTTTGCTCAATGAAATTGTTAGCCTCTATACCCTGGGCGAACGCTTCCCTGCGAGATATGCGCCCTAACGACAGCTCCTGGCCGGTGACGAGATTGCGCCAGTAATAGCTTTGCCTTGCCTTTCGATAAGTAAGGTTTCTGGGCAAATTAGCGTCGTAACGTGTCGGCCTGTTCGGCATATCTCAGTTTCTCCAGCAGGCTTCCAGTCTTGGGTTGTATTAATCGTCGGAGGAGCTGGCTATCAGTGCATGCTGAGCACGCACGTGCACGTAAAAATCATAAACAATAAGACACTAAAAACTGAGACTGATCTGATTGATAGCATAATATTTGTTTTTTTATAAAAGTCTTTTTTTCAACGTTTCAATCATAACATGTTGATATTTAAGCGATTAAAGTTTTCATCAATTTCCAGGTTTGCGGCTAGAATAGATAGGTAAGTTTGCAATATGAAACTTTGGCTGCATAAGAATATTTAATGGAGATGTAACGATGAAATCAAAAATTGCTCTGGGGGTCATGTTTTTGACTCTTAGCCTGGGAGTCCATGCTGCTCCAACTGATGGAGGAGCAGCTGGCTCCGATGCCTCAACCTTATCTCAGGGACAGGTGGATGCATTGGGAGTTGGCGCTGTGGCGGTACTTACTGGTGTTTTAATCGCTTCTGCGGGCGGAAGTGGGGGTGAAAGTACGGGTACGACTACCACAACATCTACTACAAGATAGTATGAATTAAATCTGGCTATCACCTGCCAGGCTTTGATGATTGAGACGGAAAAGCCCGTGTTACACCGGCATAAATTCGTTCAATGGAAAGGGAATTCCAACTGTAGTTTAGCTGCGTGTAGTAACTGACATTATGATGACAAGATTGATGTTAAGCGCTGACGTGCAGGATAGGATAAGTGCTTTTTTTAATACATCACACTTCTACCTGTAATCATTTAATCGAAAAGCTATCTTTTAAAAAGATGTCGTAGTGAGTAACAGAGAAAAACATCGCTTAAAGGTTCCTGTATCATTACCCAACCTCTCCAACACTTATTGTACAAGTGGAAGTGTAAAAAAGGGGCAAGCCCCTTAATCTTATTTCATAATAAAGTGCAGGTTATTATCTTTGGCGTATCTGGAGTAGTAATTATTTCCCTTATCGCCTCTGGAAAAATCTGCTTCGCCGCAGTCACCCCAGTCGCTGACAATTCTGTCTTCCCCGGAATTCCTTATGAAAAATCTTATAGCCCAGGCTTCCTCTGGATTTAACCACGAGATAAACTGATTAAACCGGACAAATACATTCTCCTCCCTGGAGATGCTTGAAGCACAGTGTATATACACCTTTTCATACTTCATACCCTCTTTTGATTGGGTTTCATTAATGACCAGTGACGACAGGGTTTGATAACGCTTTAATTGCGCCCTTAAGTCCCCTGAGAAAGCATAAGACATTACGGTTGAATGAAGTACAAGAACGCCAGCAGCAAAGATGAACGTAATATTGGCAACTCTGCCTGTTATTATCAGGGAAGAGAATAGCAATAATGTAGCAATTGACATTAATACCCGATGGCCAACAAATCCCTCATCTAAAATTACGGAAGGCATTATGGATGTTGCGGCTAGCAATAAAAACAGCACAGTGAAGAGTAGGGCATGTAAAAATCGCCTGCGCATTGCGATTACCACCAGAGATAACAGAACTGAAAACGCAATTATTAAGAACAGATAGCCAGGTCCCGAGTACAGTTCGTGCAGCTTTTCATGCAGGAAGAGTAGGTTTTCACGGGTGCGCATGAATCCGGCAATTTCACTCCGTTTTAATATCGAGGAAGAGCTTGCGACAAAGAGTAAAAAATAGCTGGCAATGGCAATAAATGAGGATAGCAATAAGCACAGTGCGTCTTTTATAATCTCTGGAATACTTTCATTTTTTGACAGTCTCCTGTAGATGACGCACAGATATAAGCAGCCAGATATCACTATACTTGCCTGATATAGTAATAATGAAAGAAAAATAAGTACCGATGATAATAAAACGCCAATGACTCTATTTTTCGGCGAGTAGCAGGCAGTAACAGAGGCAAAAAAAACAGACATCGCCATTGGCAGGCAGTCGTATTGATAGGCGAAATTTTGCAGGGAAAATGGATTGGCAAATAATATGGCGCAAACCAGCATCCCCATAAATCCTTTCGAATAGAAAATTTTTCTGTAAACCACTAAGGATGAGGCTATCAATATGGCCAGAGAGAGTATTTAGGCAGGGGGCTTAAGTTGACTCCTTCAAATCCGAAACCTGGATTTTTATATAGCACATCAGCAAATGGCCTGCCAAGTTGACTAAGGCCAAGAAAACCCCAGTAACTTCGGCTTAAGTCATCCCGGAAAGGCATATCATAAATGACAAGTGGCAAAAAGATAAGGGCAATGAGAATTGCCAATAGTTTTTCTGTTTTAGAACGAAATAGATTATCCATTTCGCCTTCCCTTCAAAATGTAGCGTGGGCGCTGTTTGACTTCAACGTAAATCCTGCCGATATACTCACCCAGTACACCAATGCCAATCAACTGTACGCCACCAAGAAACAGAATTGAAACAAGTATGGATGGGTAGCCGCGCACCGGATTACCCCAGCACAGCGTGTCGAGAATAAGCCATGTGCCATAGAAGAATGCAAACCCAGCAACCATCAGGCCAATATAAGTCCACATGCGCAGAGGGAATGTGGAGAAGCTGGTGATCCCCTCGAGTGCAAGATTCCACAACTTCCACGTATTGAACTTGCTGTCACCGGCTACACGTTCGGCACGGGTGTATTCAACAACTTCAACTTTTCCACCAACCCAGCTCAGAACCCCTTTCATAAACAGATTACTTTCTGGCAACTGCCTTATATGCTCAACCGTCGCGCGCGACATAAGCCTGAAATCGCCCACGTTCTCTTCAATCTTGGGGTTGCTGATTTTATTGTGCAGGCGGTAGAACCACTCAGCTGTCTTGCGCTTCATACGCCCGTCTGTGCTGCGGTCTGAGCGTTTCGCCAGTACCACATCTGCGCCTTCCTGCCACTTCCCGATCAGCTGATGGACGACTTCAATCGGGTCCTGCAAATCAACGTCGATAGGAATCACCGCCTCTCCGGTGGCATTATTTAGTCCGGCAAACAGCGCGGGCTCCTTGCCGAAGTTGCGGGTGAAAGACAACGGAATAACCTGCGGGTCTGAGACTGCCAACGCGTTAATCAGGTTTTCAGTATTGTCTGTGCTGCCGTCATTGATAAAGACGACTTCTACCTGATACTGCGCCAGTTCCTTGCGCACGGTCTGATAGAAAATGGGGATGGTGTCTTCTTCATTAAAGACCGGGACGACCAAAGAGATTTTCATTTCAATTCCCTGAATGTGATGTATTTCGAATAGAAGAACCCACACACCAGGCTGACGCCCGAGAACACGACAAGTGTGAAGAGAGCCGGCAATTCGCATTTATCAGCCAGCCAGCCAACGAAAGCCGCCATGCTTCCCATGAAAAGCACATAAAGCATGTAGCGAAAACTGGTGGTTTCGGAGTCAAATGTCCAGCGGGCATTGGCGAAGAATGAGAACGTTACCGCTATGCAGAATGCGCTGAGGTTTGAAAGGGTCTGACTGACGCCAGCGGTGTGCATAATGACAGAGAACGCCAGCCAGTGAATGGCGGTGTTAACCACCCCCACCGATGCATAGCGTGCGAAGAGCTTGAACATAGGCAGACTCTAAAAAAATGTGCGGATAATCCTAGCACTATTTACTGAGATGGCAAGGCCTGGTAAGGTTTTATAATGGATCGCCGTTTTTATTACGAATGAACAGACATCTGATGATGTTTTCGTTTCAGGGCGATCATAAAATGGAGTAATCCTGAAGGAGAAATAATGAATGACGTTAATTTTTACCGAAATACGGTATATGACAACGGCACAGATTATTTTATTCTGGGGGCAATAGTACGATGAAGCTGACCGCCAAAGCAGCTAAAGAGGTCTGTGCTGAAGCAACGACGCGTAACGTGTTTATTGGCAGGATTGAAGCGGGTCATTGGTTGAACTCTGGGTTTCGTCCTGACGGGAACGCAACGTGGGATGCTAAGTCAGAGCTGGAGTCTGCGGGCAGATTTCAACAGAATAACCAGCTTGCGATAAAGAATATCGCAGATGATAAGCGTGAGGGTTATAATACCTTCATTATTACCACTGTCAGATAACTTTAAAATTCCTTACAGGGCGCGCATTGTTACAGTATTCAGACATTTTACAGGCGTAGTGTTGTGGGACTGAAACTTAATCTGACCGGGTTTGATATGAAAACAGGAAATTGTATCACAAATGTCGACTCAGAAGACTTCGGTAATGACAGTACTATCATTGACCTGCCTGGGCTGTCTGTCGGGAATGATGTTAATCATGGTGAATTCCCTGTTAAAAAAAGTGGGTGGCAATTATCCAGCCGTATTTTAATGAGAGGATTGAACTTGATAAGTATCGCTACTTCGTTGCTCTGGATTATCGTTAACTTGATTAAATTTAATATTGTCTTCTGCAACGTCAATAATACCCGGCAACCAAAAAAGACTAAGATAATGGTCGCTCTCCCGATCCCGATGCGGTAATGCCCATGCCAACAATTGATGAAATCCTTTCACAACTATCCCGTTCAACTTTTCGCCAGCGTTTCTGTTTAGGCCGCGTTGAGTATGATTATTGCCTGAATAAGGGCGAAGCGGTGGTCCGGCAACACGCGTCTGATTTTATTCAGCAGCGCCTGTCAGCCGCGATTCCGGCTAACGATGGTAAGCAGACGCCAATGCGTGGACATCCGGTGTTTATCGCCCAGCATGCCACAGCCACCTGTTGTCGTGGTTGCCTGAGTCAATGGCATGGCATCCCTCAGAATCAGCCGATGACTGCTGAGCAGCAGGCCCTGGCGGTAGAGGTGATATCAGCCTGGATTCATCGACAGATGCAGAAGCCTGCGCCGCCGCCGAAGAAAACAATCAAAAAAAAAGCCAAACCTGACGCCAGCGGGCAGCTGGATTTACTCTGATAAATCCAGGTTGCTACAGAAAATTTAAATCGCCGTCACTGAAACTGAAACCTCAAACCCCAGCAGATACAACGCCTGTTCCAGCGTCTCAACTTTAGAAGCATGGCTGACATCCAGCAGTCGGTCAGTTTGTGAGCCAGTCATACTCATTTTTCTTGCCAGCTCAGCCTTGCGAGTACCGGTGTTAATCAGTGAGTTACTTAGGGCGGCTTTCAGGCAGGTCAGCAGCGGCAGGTAAACCAGAATATCGCCCTCGGCTGCCCCGGAGGGATGCGGGATCAGTTTACGTGAGTCGATGCTGTCACCAATGGCAGCGATTAATCCCTCGGTCGCTTCTAACTCGATATCATCTTCGCTCAGGGCGACGGAAGGGAGCGTTTCGAAGTCACGAAATACGATTTCCCGGGTGCCCGTTTCCTCATCAAAGCTAACCGATGCCGGATATTTATACATGTTTAACCTCTTAAAAATCGTGATTTCTCAATAGCTTTTTATGACTGTCAGCCATACGATAAGCGATAACACTACGTCAGGGATATCAGATGCGTAAAATTCTTGGGTTGCTTATCGTGTTACCCCTCACCAGCTTTGCCGCCGTTACCGAAGTGGATAAGGCGGCAAACGACCTCTGTACTGCCGAGTGGCGCATTCTCGACAAAGCCGCCTCCACTGACGGAGCGATTTCGCCCATCATCAATGATGAACTTAAACGCTTTTATGCAATGGGTTATACGCTGGCGGATTTTGGCCTCAGTGAGAACGAATTTGTCGCGGAAACGCTGCAAACAACTGAAGCTTATCGTAAAGATCACCGGCCACCGAGTCCGTACCGCTACGACGCTGATACCCGCGATACACTGCGCGAACTCATGATCCCGGCATGTAGCAGAAAAATGCAGCTTGAGCTAAACAAACACTGA